GAAGGTACGACAACCACTGGTACAGGAGCCATTTCTCCTGCAGGTGCTGCTGCCACTTTTGATACATTCTCATCAGTCATGTCTGATGGTGACACAACTTACTATGCTATTGTGCATACCACTTCAAATACTGACGAATGGGAAGTAGGTCTAGGAACATGGAACACAGGTAACACTATTACACGTACTACAGTTATCTCAAGCTCCAACAGCAATAACGCTGTAAACTTTTCTGCAGGTACTAAAGATCTCTTTATGACGATGCCAGCAGATAAGACATTAATTGAAGATGCTAATAATGATGTTGTTGTTGGCAGAAACCTCACAGTCACAGGTACTCTCCAAGTTGATGGTACTACAACTACAGTCAACAGTGCCACAGTCACAGTAGATGATCCTATCTTTACACTAGGAGGTGATGTTGCTCCATCATCTGATGACAACAAAGACAGAGGTATAGAATTTAGATACCACACAGGTTCAGCAGCTAAAGTAGGTTTCTTTGGTTTTGATGATAGTGCAGGTAAATTTACATTCATCCCAGATGCAACAAACTCAAGTGAAGTATTTAGTGGTACAGCAGGTACTATTGTAGCTGCACTAGAAGGAAATGCGACTACTGCTACTACATTAGCGACTGCAAGAAATATTGCAGGACAGTCCTTTGATGGGTCTGCTGCCATAAATATAGGACCAACAGACCTTACAGGTGTTACCGCAACTGCGTCAGAACTCAATATCCTTGATGGTGTTACGGCTACAGCAACAGAGCTTAACTTAATTGATGGTGTAACAGCCACTACTGCAGAGTTAAATTATGTAGACGGTGTTACATCAAATGTACAAACACAGATAGACACAAAACAACCATACCACACCATAGCAGTTACAGTTGTCAACTCTGGTGGTAACAAGTATGCACTGGACGGAACAGTACAACAAACCGCACTACTTCCAAAATCTGTAACTATAAGATTTGACCAGTCAGACTCAAGCAATTCATCACATCCTCTACTACTAAGCACTGTGTCAGATGGCACACATAATTCAGGTTCAGCTTTCACCACAGGAGTTTCTACTGTCGGGACTCCGGGTTCAGCAGGAGCATACACGCAGGTAACTCTTGAGCAAGATGCACCAGATTTGCTGTACACATATTGTACAAACCACTCAGGTATGGGAGCCAAGGTATATAGTGGTAAAGACTTCAGCACACTTACATCTACTATAGCTGAGTTAAACATCCTAGACGGAGTTACCTCAACAGCAGCAGAACTTAATATACTAGACGGTGTTACATCAACAGCAGCAGAACTTAATATACTAGACGGTGTTACAGCCACAGCAGCAGAGTTAAATATCCTTGATGGAGTAACAGCTACCACAACAGAGCTAAATTTAATTGATGGTGTTACTGCTACCACAGCAGAACTAAACTATGTAGATGGTGTTACATCAAACGTACAGACACAGTTAGACGCAAAGCTACCACTAGCTGGTGGTACTATGACAGGAGGTCTACGTCAAGATGTAGATACTGTAGCAGGAGGTGGTAGTACTGTTACTATAGACCTTGCTGCTTCTAACAATTTTAAGGTAAATATGACAGCCAACACAACCTTTGCATTTTCAAATAAAGATGCAGGACGTTTTGGTAACATAGTATTTGTACAGGATGGTACAGGTGGTAGATCTTTTACTCTACCATCAGAGTGTAAAACACCAGTTAACGGTGCTACTATTGTACAAAGTACTGGCGCTAATGAAATAAGTGTGCTAGGATACTTTGTATTAGATAGTAGTAACATCCTAGTTAACTACATCGGGGACTTTGCATAATGAGTTTAGGTTTTTTAGCTAGTAAGAAAGAGTTTACTACAGCTTTTACTACTACGTTCAACACATCAAAAAGTACCACTACTACTTTCAGTACTTCTAAAAGCACCACTACTACGTTCAATACAACTAGAGCGACTACAACAACTTATTCAACATCAGCGAGTACTACCACTACTTTCAGTACTTCTAAAAGTACGACTACAACTTATGCAACTTCTAAAAGTACTACTACAACTTACGCAACCTCGCATAGTACAACTACTACATTTGGTACTTCACACAGCACGACTACAACCTACGCCACTTCTCGTACCACAACCTTCGGAACCTCTCGTAGTACGACTACAACTTTTGGTACTTCAAGAAGTACTACAGGAAATGCTACTGGTACTTTCTATCAGGCAAACTTTGGGAATGATGCCCAAAACAATACATGGCGTAGATACAGTCATGGTGTTTCTCCCTTCAGTGGCGGTTATGACCAGCACGTTATAAAAGACGGTCAACGAATTGGACAATTAAATAACGTTCACGGTTATCAGATTTTGTACAATTATGTAAATGCCTCTCCAAATACCCATGAATATATTAGACAAAACCAGAGAGCCTTTTACGGTACTTATTCTTCTTGGAACTTCGTAGGTTACGGTTCCTATTCCGCAACTAATACTACAAACTTTAATACATCACGTTCAACTACTACAAACTTTAATACATCACGTACTACAAACTTTAATACATCACATACTACTACTACAAGTTACAACACAACACGCTCAACTACTACAACTTATAACACATCGCATTCTACTACTACAACTTATAATACTTCACATTCTACTACTACAACTTACAACACAACAAGAAGTACTACAACAACTTATAATACATCACATTCTACTACTACAACCTTTAGTACTAGTTCGACTTTCAATACTGCTTTCAATACAACCAGATCTACTACAACAACTTTTGCCACAAGCAGAACAACAAATAGAACTACCAGCTTTTATGCATAGACAATAATAATAAAAAAAGAAAATCATGCTAAACCAAGAAAACAATTTACTACTAGACTCTAAACATACATCAACAATAGCAGCACACTACGAACCTGGTTTTGACAAAAAAGATAAATCAGATATTAATTGGTCACCAAAACATGAAGACCTAGTAGTTGTTGAAGAGTACCTACACAACGAAAAGTTCTATAATGCAGAGTACCCTTTATCTGAACTAGGTTTGTCATATGATGTAACAGCCAAAGAACCTTTAGCTTTTGAGACTTTAAACTATACGACATTTGCAGGTTGCGTAATACTACATCCCTTAAACTGGGAATTAATGTTAAGACAAATGGCAGATGCTTATGCCGATAATATAGATCTAAAGTATGGGCATGTAGATTTTATAAGAAAGTCTATTAAGTCTGATAATAATTTTTCTAAGTATGATTTTAAAGAGTACGTAAAGGCAGAAGCAAAAAAAGTTTTAGTTGTACTTCCAGGTGGTAATAAATTAAAGAAGCATTGTTGTATAGGTAAACTTGAATACATTATTGAGAAACATGGAATTGATAATGTACTTTTTAAAAAGCATCCAATATCATATGACGAAGCTTACGATGATTTAGCAACAGTTTTAGGAGACATCCATTTCGCAGATGCAAAATCTAGTCTTTATAACTTAATAAATAACTCAGAGATTATATATACAACTTTTATATCAGAGAGTGCTTTAATAAGTTTTATGCTAGGTAAAGAAGTTGACCATATTGATTTGTATAATAATAGAGATACAACTTCTTTCGGACATATAAATCACTATTTGTTCACGCATCCTGATCCAGTTAGTTGGGCGCAGAGAACGTTTGCTTCACCTAAGTCTGGAGTAATACAACCACAGGTAGATAATAATTGGAAACATAAGGTAGATAAATATCTAGATTATATAACAGAACTAAGAAACTTCTATAAACAATCTTATATATTCAGATAGTAATCATGCCAAAAATAAAATTCCTTAGCCACCCTGATGTGGTGAAAATTGTACCACACCCTAGACCTGCCACAAAGTTTGTACCCGATTGGTATAAACAAATGGAACTAGACAGAAAATGTCCTGCAAGAGTTGGAGAAAAAACAGAGATAATTCAAGACATACCTACTATGAAAAAGTGTATGCCTATTAGAGATTATCTTACTACTGGATATATAATACCTTGTTGGCAGGATATACTAATAAGAAAAGATAGTGATGGTAAGTACCACAACCAATCTCGTGATGCAGAACAACTTGATCACCAATATCATATGGGTTGTTCTTGGCATAATATAAATCAAATAAAAGGATCTCCTCTTGAAAAAGTTACTGATGGAGAAAAGATATTAAAACTTAATAACCCTTGGATTATCAGAACTCCAAAAGGTTATTCAACTTATTTTACTGCTCCCTTCTTCCATGAAAATGATGTTACAATTTTACCTGCAATAGTTGATACTGATACACATGATGTAGCTATAAACTTCCCATCTATTATTCATGGAGATGAATGTCACATAGAAATAGGAACTCCTTTAGTCCACGCAATACCTTTTAAACGTGACAACTGGGACAGTGTAGTAGGTGAACTAGATGCAGAGGCGGCAAACGTGGCGAACTTAAACTTCAGCACTAAATTACAATCTGTATACACTAACAAGTATTGGCAAAGAAAAAGGTTTAGATAATGTTAGGTTTTTCAACTTTTGCTGAGACAACGTTTGGTGAGTCTACTACATCAGCAGCAGCAAATGCATTTTTAACAGGTGCTATTGGAACCTCCACTGCTGGTACTTTTACCTTTGATTGTGAAGCTAGTGTAACTCCACCAGCAGCAACAGCTACAGGCACTGTAGGAACTGTTTCAGAAGGTGGTAACGCTATCTTTAATTTAGGAAGCGTTGCAGGGACATTAGCATCAGGTGCTGCTGCAGGTAGTGGTGCTGCTGACAAACCAATAACTGGTGTAACAACAGGCGCAACAGCAGTAGGTAGTTTTGTAGCAGGGACTACAGTTACAGGTAAAGCTAATCCTATTATACCTAATGCAGTAGGTACTGGCGCTGCTAACTCACCAAGCTTTGACGCAAAAGCTAGTCTAACACTAGCATCAGCAACCGCTACTGCAACCTTTGGAGATTTTGCTGATGAGGATGCACAAGGTAGTAAAACTCTTACAGGAGTTTCATCCACTGGCGCAGCTAATTTATTAACTGGTAATCCAATACCAAACGGTATATACAGACCGTTGTTTATTGCACCTACTAATTTAGATCCTATAAGAAGAAAAGCTACAGTTAACATTGTACCTTATAGAGAATACAAAGTATATATAACAGGAACAGGTTAGGAATTTTAAATGGCATACAAATGGCCTGATTTAGATCCAGATGAGATTGCAGATTTCAGCGTTGATTGGTCACGTTTCTTAACTAGCGTTGGTGGCGATACTATAGCTAGTGTTGTTTGGCAAGTTAATGGAGAGACACTAGGTTCTTTCGAAAGTTTTGGTGGAGTTGGTGGTGATCTAATGGTTCAGTCACCTACCAATACAGATACAGTTGCTACTGTTCGTTTTAGTTCTGGGATAAACGGAACAAGATATAAGGTTACTTGTAGAATAACAACAACAGATGGTAACGTGTATGAAAGAGTTATCTTTCTAAGGGTGAGGTCCAGATAATGGCATATGATTTTCTTGGATTAACAAATGACGTTAACAGAAGACTTAACGAAGTAGAACTTACAACAACTAATTTTGCAGCCACTACAGGTTACTATAGTTTTGTAAAAGAAGCTATCAACTCTGCTATAAGACATATCAATCAAGAAGAGTTTGAATGGCCTTGGAACCACGTAGAAGAAGAGCTTACTCTTGTTGCAGGTGTGTCTAGAGAACCCTTTCCTGTAGATGCTAAAACACTTGACATGCAATCGTTTAGGATACAGAGGAGTGCTACACTAGGTAATGGAACACAATACCTTAAAGCACTACAGTACGAAGAGTATTTAGAAAAGTATGTAGATCAAGAGTATGATAGTGGTACAGCCAATAGAGGTATGCCAAGATTTATAGTTCGTGCGCCTAGTAGAGAGTTTATATTAACACCAGAGCCAGATAAAGCGTATACCCTTACTTATGAATACTACATACTAGGGTTTGATTTAGTTTTAGCTGCAGATGTACCAAGTATACCTGAGTCCTATAGACACGTAATTGTAAATGGTGCTATGTATTATGTGTATCAGTTTAGAAACGATGCACAGATGGCTAACATGTCAAAGCAAATGTTTACAGAAGGTATCAAGTACCTAAGAACCCAGCACATAAATAGATCTGATTACATTAGAGATAGAAGAGTACACTTTTAATGGCAACACAATGGGCAACATTTCCTGTAGAGATGAAAGGTGGCTTAATCTCTAACATGAGCCTACTACAGCAAGGAGTGAATGCTGTAGGTTCTGCTTCTACATTGGAAAACTTTGAGGTAGACAAAGAAGGTGGCTACACAAAGATAAGAGGCTATGCAAAATTTAGTACTACTGCAGTTCCAGGCACAGGAGATATACTTGGAGTTAAAGTAATATCTAGTAGCAGAGTAATAGCTGCACGTAAAATAAATACTGCTGCTGTCACAGCTTATGCAACTGTTACTGCTGCAGTAAATGGTGCAATAAGTAGTGCTACAGCTTTAGTGTTAGACACTAACAATGGTACTATAGAAGTAGGAATGACTGTTACAGGTACAGGTATATCTGGTGATGTAGAAGTTACTGCAGTTGCAGACCAGAACAATATAACACTTTCATCTGCACAATCTATAGCTAATGACGTAGTACTTACTTTTGGTAAACTGGGTGCTACTGATGTAGGTAAGACAGGATACTACTACAGTACAGGTTCAGGTTGGACTAACACTAATATAAGTAGTAATTCTAATGGTGGTAAAGTAAATCACGCAGCATATAATCTAGATGGTAGTGATAAGATTATTTTTGTAGATGGTGTGAGCTTTCCTAGTATATATGATGTAAGCGGTAATACTCAAACAAACCTATCAGCCTCAAGTGCAAAAATAAATACAGATGTACAGGGTTCTGATCGTGTTGTAATATTTAAGAACACAGCTTTCTATACTAAAGATCACACTCTTCTATTTACAGCACCCTACACAATAGACAATTTCTCAGCAGCAGACGGTGCAGGTACTATAAGTTTATCTCACGACATCACAGGTATAGCAGTATTTCGTGATCAACTTATCATATTCACCACAGATACAATCAGTAGATTAACAGGTACATCTTCATCAGATTTTCAATTACAACCTATTACAGAAAAGATAGGATGTATAAATGGTGACACGGTTCAGGAGATAGGTGGAGACATAATGTACCTAGCACCTGATGGTCTGAGACTTCTTAGTGCGACAGATCGTATTGGTGATTTTGCTCTAGATGTTGCTTCTGATAAAATTGCAGAAGACGCAGCCTCATTTTTAAGCGGAGCTACTAGTTATTGTAGTGCTGTATTTAGAGAGAAGTCTCAGTATAGGATATTTGCATATCAAGCATCGCAAGCATCTTCGTCTGCTAAAGGGTTGATAGCTACTAAGAAATCTGCTCAAGGTTCTGCTGGTATTGAATGGTCTACTACTAGAGGAATAAAGGTAGGTGCTATAGATAGTGTTTATAATGCTAACGCAGAGACAATAGCCTTTGGTAACAGTGACGGCTTTACATATATAATGGACACAGGCACTACCTTCGATGGTACATCTGTGGAGGCTACCCTAGAGACAGCGTTTATGCCTATAGACGATCCACAGATTAGAAAAACTTTTTATAAAGCTGTTTGGTTTCTAGATCCTGAAGGTACTGTTGATATTGATTTTAATGTAAAGTTTGACTTCGATTCAAAAACACGTAATAATGTTGTACAACCAGATAAGATAGACATAACAACTTCAGGAGTTTCCGTAGCTTTTTTTGGCGGTGTTGGTGTAAGCTTTGCAGCATCAGGTGGGAGTAGTTTCGGATCTACTCTAGAAAAGATATACCCAACAAATATAATAGGATCAGGAGATACTATAGCATTGCGTATATCAGATAAAAGTTCTAACCCTATATTTACAGTAGATACTTGTATCTTAGAATACAAAACAAACGACAGACAATAAGGAAGAAGTAAATGCCAGCAGGATATACTAGACAGGATACTACAGGAGCGTTAGCTAACGGCAATCCTATTGATGCTGATTTGTTTAACAATGAATACAACGCAATAGAAAGTTCTATGAATGCTTCATCAGGTCACAACCATGATGGTACTACAGGTGGTGGCGCTACTATAAATAAAGTTGGACCTTCTAATGAACTAGAAGTAGACTCCAGTGCAATCTTCCCAAAAGTTAACAATCTTGTAGACAACGGTAAGACAGGACTCCGTTGGAAAGACGGTTATTTTGCAGGTAACCTCACTACAGATGACTTATCTTTGAGTGGTGAAGTAAAGACTGATTTAATACCTGATACAGATGATACACGAGATTTAGGATCTTCCTCAAAGAAGTGGAAAGATATACATATATCAGGAACACTAGCAGCAGATAAACCAATAACACAAACCCAGACAGATTTAAATGCAACAGGCGGTACACTTGCAATAGACTTTTCATTATCTAATCACTTTAAAGTAGCTATCAGTGCCGCTACAACTTTTTCATTTACTAATTTAACTGTTGGTCAATATGGGCATATAATAATTGTACAGAATGGTACAGGAGGCTATAGCTTTACTTTACCTACTGCTGCTAAGACACCTGTAAATGGCGCAACTATTGTACAAAGTACTGGTGCTAACGAGATAAGTGTGATAGGATATTATATTATGAGTTCTACTCAAGTACTCACTAACTACATTGGTGATTTCGCATAATGACTCCTGATGAACTAGAAGCTATGTTGGATAGAGCAGCCAAGCGTGGAGCTACAGCAGCACTACGTGAAGTAGGTCTACATGATGATGACGCTCGTAAAGATATAGTTGAGATCCGTAGCTTGTTAGAAGCATGGCGTGATACACGTAAAGGTATTTGGTCAACCGTAATTAAGATGTCAACTGTAGCAGTAATAACATTCATTGCCGCATCATTGTGGATGCAAATAGGGAAATAAAAATATGGCTCAGAAATTTGTAGGGTTTAAGCCTGAAACATTACAGAAAAAAATACTACCAGCGTTGGGCTATGATGGACCTTCAGATGAAAAGTCTATAAACTTATTCTTAGCATCCAGCCCTTCAGCAGCCGCTAAGATGGGTGCATATACTATGGCAGCTAGGCAGATGGTTGAAGGTAAACCTGTCAATGCAAATCTTGGAGAGCAAATACGTCAAGCTGCAAGAGATTCGGGCCGACAAAGACCTATGCGAAAGTTTACTGCAGCACAGTTGAGAGATCCAAGGTATCAGCCGACTCGTAATCCTGACGGCACACCAATAAATCCCCAACACTTTAGCCACGGTAAAACTCCTGCTCAAGTGGCTGCTGATACTGCAGCAGCGCAAGCTGATATGGGAGTTACACCTAGACCCGAAGATACTGCTGACGAAAGCGGTGGTGGTAACGGCGACAGTGGAGGTGGTGATGGAACAGGCACAGGAAGTGGTGTACTATCAGGAAGCCAAACCACAAAACAAATACAGACAGACCCTACAAAAATGGTTACAACCGCAAATGTTGTATCTAATGATGGAGGGGCTGCTACACAGATAGACCAACAAGCAGGTAATGCAGGTCAAGCGGATCAGGCTACCTTACAGATGGGAAATGTAGCTCAGGATGCTTCAGCAGCAGCTAAGACTAATGCTGGTTATCAAAAAGCTGTAATGTCACAGGGTGATGTAGCAGCATCTGTAAACAATATTAATTCTGCACAGGGCAATGTAAGCGCACAGGCACAGGTTGACCCTGCTAAATTAGATCCTGATAAACTTGCTTCATTAAACTTAAATGCTGCACAGTTAGGACAGGCACAGACGGTAAATGCTCCTGCTGATCTAGAGGTAACACCAGATCAACTTATAGATGGTAGTGGTGTAGATCAGTCGCAAGTAGATTCTGCATTTGGTACAGGTGAAGTCAAGGCTGCGTCTGTACAGGATGAAATGGCAGACTTGATGCAAGACTTTGATGGTGGTGAAACACCTGCATGGGCTGCAGGAGCTATGCGTAATGCATCAGCAGCAATGGCTGCACGTGGATTGTCAGCATCTAGTATGGCAGGTATGGCTATAGTTCAGTCTGCTATGGAAGCAGCTTTACCTATAGCTGCACAGGATGCATCTAATAAGCAACAGATGGCTATGTTAAAAGCAGAACAACGTGCTAAGTTTATGGGTATGGACTTTGATCAGAAGTTCCAAACTAAAGTAAAGAATGCAGCGAGGATCTCTGAAGTAGCTAACATGAACTTTACTGCAGATCAACAGGTAGCATTAGAGAATGCACGTATGGCTCAGACGGTAGACTTAGCTAACCTATCAAACTCACAGGCTAAGGTGATGGCTGATGCTGCATCTATGTCACAGGCAGACATGACTAACTTAGATAACCGTCAAAAAGCAAGAGCGCAGAATGCACAGTCTTTCTTACAGATGGATATGCAGAACTTAGACAACGAACAAAAGACAACTATGTTTAAAGCGCAAGCAAACATAAGTTCTATACTAAGTGATCAAGCTGCAGAAAATGCTGCAAGCCAATTCAACGCTACATCGCAGAACCAGACAGATCAGTTCTTCGCAGGGCTACAGACACAGGTATCCCAGTTTAATACAGAACAGCAGAATGCTATGAATAGGTTTAATGCTGGAGAAGCCAACGCAATAAACAAGTTTAACTCATCACAAGTAAATCAACGAGATCAGTTTAACGCAGCAAACCATCTTGTAATAGCTCAAGCAAACGCTAAATGGATGCAGAATGTGACTACTGCAGATAATGCAGCACAGAACCAAGCGAACAGAGATGCTGCTATGGTCGCCAATAACTTAACAAGAGCAGCCTATGACGAGGTTCTACAGAGAGAGCGAGACATATTAGGATGGGCTTGGAAGTCTGGGGAAAACGCTATGGCAAGGGATAATGCGATTGCAACTGCACAAATTTCTTCTGACGGTTCTGGTAGTAGTGCCTTTTCAGAAGGGCTTGGGAGCTTCGCTGCCAAACTCACAGAAACCGCCATGCAAAATATCTTCTTCGGTAAAGGGTAGTACAATGTACAATGAAAACAGAGTTATAAACGCTTACGAACAGTACGGTAAAGTAAAAGATACTCAAGCAAAGAACAGCAAACAAAACTCTGGTAGTACCTATGATGAGGTTACTCAAACAATTACTTCAGGGCTAGGTTCCCCTTTAACCTTTAACACTGAGAAAGATGAAGAAGATAATAGAACATTTGATCAGAAGATATATGATGGGCTGAAGAACTTTGGTGCTAACTTGTTTGGCGCACCTGACCCAGACAGAGATTCAATGTTAATAGATGCTTATGATAACGAATCTCTTCTCACTGTACCACAGGTAACTGAGTCTGGAGT